TCAAAAACTTAAATGAATAATTACAAGAATTGGCAAGACCAACTCGTCTATGCTACGGAAAACCCTGATATTGGATTTCTGTACAAGGAATACCAGCGTTCTGCCAGAAATGGTGCGAATACTTCCAATATCACCTTCAATGATGACATCCGACTCGCCCGATGGGAAGGTCAGACAAAGGATGGCAAGAAACACAGCGACACAATGCGTAATGGAGTTGCCGCTTTTCCTTTTGAGGGTGCTTCCGATGTTCGTTCTCGTCTTGTTGACCGCACTATTAATGAACTTGTGGCGATGTGCGTCACAACCTTTGACAGATGCCAAGTAAAAATTAAAGGTACTGAATTTAGCGATTCCGAAATTGCTTCTACTGCTAATATCCTTATGTCTTGGCTTCTTGAGTCTAGACTCCGTGCTGACCTGCGTAAAGAAGCCGAACTCCTTGCTCAATTCACGCATCAATACGGCTGGTCGGCTCTTAATGTCATCTGGGAACAGGAAACTGGTACTAGATTCCAGACCATTCGCCTTGATGAACTTGAACAGGTTGTTGCACAGGCTGTTCAGGCTAATCCTAATACTAGCATCAAAGACCTTCCCGATGCTATTAAAGACCCCAAGAAGCAACAGTATGCTACAGATTTAATCTGTATGTATATGAAAGACCTTGACCCCAAGGTTGTCTTTAAGTCTATCAAGGAACTCCGTGAAGATGGTCTGACACGAATTCCTGAAGTCTTTATCTCCAAGAACCAGCCTCTTCTTGTTGCACTTAAGCCGTATGATGAGATTTCTTTTCCTCCAGAAACAATCGACATTCAAAAGGCTCGTGTTGTATTCCGCAGAACCTATGTGAACGAAGTTGAACTGCGTTCTATGGCGGCTCAAGATAATTGGGATACTGATTTTGTTGAAGAAGTTATGCGTTCTAAGGGTATGCAATCTTCTTTTAATGACCCTAACCTTGTTCCTACAGCGGCTTTGATTAACTATCAAGTTAGCCGTAATGATAACCTCATTGAAATTATCTATGCTTACAGTAAGGCTATCGATAAGGATGGAAATCAAGGTGTATATCAAACTATCTTTGCTCCTAATTATGGTTCAAGCAAGTTCGCTAAGCACGGACTACTTGGCTATGCACACAACAAGTATCCTTTTGTAATCTATCGCAGAGAGGCTCTCCGTAGGTCTGTTGTTGATAGTCGTGGCGTTCCTGAGATTGCTCAGACCGACCAAGAAGAAATCAAGACACAGCACGATTCTATTCGTGACCGAACAGCATTCACTACGATGCCTCCTATTCTTGTAAAAAAGCGTCTTGGTGGTATCAATAAGATTGCCCCAGGAATTCACCTTCCTGTGACATCTATGGATGACTACAAGTTTATGCCTACGCCTACTGGCGATACTAATACGGCATTTGCTCTTATTGACAGAGTTGAGGTTAACCACGCCGCCTACTTTGGTCTTCCTCACGCTCAGATTCCTCCTCAGCGTACACAAACAACTCAACAGTTCATTATTAATAACTGGCTCGATGTTTGGAGCGAGGCGTTCTCTATGACATTTTCTCTGATGCTCCAGTTTATGGATTCTGCTGAAGTTGAGACTATCACAGGTACTACGCTTCCTCAGAATATGTCGAACATCTCTAATATGTACGACTTCCAAGTGAAGTACGATGTGCGAGAACTTGACACTAATTTTGTCATCGAAAAACTCAAGGCTATCAGTCAATTTGTTCTTCCTCTAGACTCTGCTGGTGTTATCGACAAGAATAAATTGGTTAAGGCGGCTATTGAGGCTATTGACCCTGATAAGGCTAAGGAACTTATCATTCAATCGGCTACGGCTTCTCAGATGCTGTATAAGGAAGTTCAAAGCGACATTGGTCTTATGATGCTTGGTAATGAGGCTAACTATGTCGAGAACGACCCTGCCGCCCAGTCCAAGTTGCAATATATGCAGGACATCATCAGTAAGAATCCTAAGGCTCAACAGATGATGAAGTCAGACCAACACTTCCGAGCGTTGATGGATAATTCTATCAAAAACCTTCAGATGTCTGTAAGCCAGCAACAAAATAAGCAGATTGGTCGCACAGGCGTAACCCCTATTGGTCAACAGGCTGGACAGCAGATGCAACAGCAGATGCAACAGGCTGAAGACCAGCAGGCACAGCAACCTCAACAGCAACCTCAACAGTAATGGAATATCCTAACCAAATTCTCGTAGGACTATCTTGCGAGCCTACTAATGACTTATGGAAGGCTATCCATATGCTCCTCGATGCCTCTATTGAGTCTGAAGTGGCATCTGCTATCTCAAAAGACAACAAAGGCGAAGACAGGGCTTGGTATGCTGGCAGGGCTGATGCTCTAATGGCGTTCAAATCTATCCTTGTTCAGACACGCAATGAAATCCTTGAAGACCAAGGTAGACCGATAGATTCGTAAGAAATCGGTATCTAATGCTTATAGTACTTGCTTAGTATAATTTTAAGCCGTAATTGGCTACTAGTTCTGGAACTATTACAACATCCTGCCTATAAACGGACTTTAGACCTTATCTAATGAATACAGAAAATCAAGCCGACCTTAGCACGGCTCAAAACAACGCTACGAAAAGCGAAAGCACCCCGCAGGCTTTTGATATCAGTAAACTCGCTGGCATTGTTAGCGAATCCTTCCTAGGCGGTAAGGAACAAGAAGAGCCATCAGTCTCGCAGGAAAATACTGATACGGAGGGTCAAGCGACCTCCGAAGAAGATAGTACTGTTCATTCACAAGAAACCGATAGAGAAGCCAGTCAAGAGCAGTCTACAGACTCCGAGGAAACCGAAGAAACCAAGTCTGAAGATGATGAACTTGATAGGGGCTTGCCCAAGGGGGTTAAGAAACGCATCGACAAACTCTCTACTAAGCGTAGAGAAGCCGAGGCAGAAGTGGCTAGATTGAAATCCGAAGTGGAAAGACTGTCGCAAGAGGCTACCAAGCCAGCACAGAGTCCTACTAAAGACAATCCCTATGCTAACCTGTCTACACTTGAGGAGGTCAACCGAGAGGCTGACCAAGCCAAGCAGATTCGGAGATGGTGCGAGATGAATCCCGATGGTGCAGTTGTCACAGGAAATGATGGAAGAGAAGTTGAGTATTCGGCAGAAGAAGTTCGTAAAATCAAAGTCAAGGCTCTTGATGCGATGGAAGAACACCTCCCTGCTCGTGCTAAGTATCTGCAAAACTATAACCAGTTTGAACAGGTCACGGCTAAAGAATACCCTTGGTGGAAAGATAAGTCTGCTAGAGAAAGACAAATGGCAGAAGTATTCCTCAAGAATTTCCCCGAAATCCAGAAATTCCCTGACTATAAGATGGTCATTGGTGATTATATCGCAGGCATTAAAACCCGTGAGTCCAAAGGCAAGTCCTCTGGCAATAACATCCAACGAGCACCTTCACAGCCTAGACCTTCTGCCGCACCTCAGAACTTGTCTCCTAGAGACGAGAAATCTCAGATTGCTCAGAATCGTTACTCTAAATCGACTTCAAGGGATGACCTCAGTTCTATTATCGCTAACCGATTCCTGTAATCACAAAACCCTAAACCCGATATACCTATATGGCTAATCTCACAGAACCCTCCTTCTCGTCTGGTAAGAGAGAAGAACTCGCTGACCTCATCTCGCTCATTGATGCGAAGGATACCCCCTTCACCTCGATGGCTAAGAAGGGCAGCAAACCCGGAAACACCCTGTTCCGCTGGCAGGCAGACACTCTGCCCCTCCCCAAGACAACTGGTACAGTCGATGGCACAGATGTCTCTGCTTACGATAACTACACTAAGGACGCTGACGCTTCCAAGCAGTATCGTGCAGAACTCTCGAACTACATCCAAATCTTCAGACGCTCTGTCCGTGTGTCCCCGCTTACGCAGGATATCTCGACTATCGCTGGTGTTCGTGACGAACTCGCTAACAATGTCGCTAAGGGCATCCAAGCCATCAAGCGTGATATGGAAGCGACTCTCTGCTCCAACAACGGTGCTCAAGCCGATGCTGGTGGTTCGACCCCTTATCTGACTCGTGGTCTTCACAAGTGGCTTCAAGCCGCTGGTACTGGAACGGTTTCGTTCTCGACTGGTGCTTGGTCTACCCCAAATGCCTCGCAGGATGCCACCCTTCCTGTTCACGGCAATTTCCAGACACCTTCGGCTAATCGCTCGACAGTTGGAACTGCCTCTATGACTGAATCTGTCGTGCAGGATATCCTCACAGGTATCTACAGCCAGACTGGTCAGTTCAAGGATTATGATGTCCTCTGCGGCACAGCCCTCAAGAGAGCGTTCACGAACCTTGTGTTCACTACGCCTTCTACTGGCTCTACCAACACGCAGTCTGCTATCCGCACTCTTAACAGAGAATCGGATGCCTCCTCCTACATCTCCTCGGTTGATATTTTCGAGGGTGATTTCGGTAAGTTGAGACTCCACCCTTCCCACTACCTCAAAGCCGCTTCTGGCGTTGGCTCGACCTTTGTTGGTTATGTCATCCCGTTTGACCAAGTCGAAGTGCGTTATGGTGGTAATGTCGCTGGCGTGACGGCTCTGCCTAACGCTGGTGGTGGCGAAGCACGAATGATTGAAGCGGTTGCTGGACTTTGCGTCTACAACCCTCTGGCATTCGGTGTGTTCGACTTCACAGCCTAACCGATAGTAATGTCAGACATCATTCAAAGTCTGGCAGACACGATTCCTGCCCATCTTAGAAATAGGGTGGAGCAGGAACTCCTGTTGGGATGGAGAATGAATGAGGTCAAGGCTAAGACTGTTGCAAAGCAGTCTGCCATTTTTCACAACAACAATGCCGCAAAAAGCATTGACGGTATTGGCGAGAAAATCGCTAGTATCCCATTGGACGCTTTTCACTACTGGTCGCACAGGCTCGGCAAAGAATGCTGGTCTGATGACCAATTTGTAAAAGAGTTTATCAATGATAACCCCGAAGTGGCAGTCAAGAACCGCATCAAGCGTACTTGTGTCCAAGGGGCAATTTTTACGGGAGACGGATTTCTCATCAAATGAGAACACAGAACTACTCACAAATCTTATTTGACGGTCTCCAGTACTCTGGAAACGACAGGCAGAACATCACAGACGAGACCTTTGCTCAGTTCCGTGACTTTAGTAATGCCCGTATGCGTGAGGCTTGGGAAGCCAATAACTGGTCTGACATCTGCAAACTGGTGCAGTTCACAACTGCTGTTGATGCTGATAATGTAACATACTTCACGCCCGATGCAGACGCTGGGGAAATTCTTAGTGTTTATAACAACAACCCACAGGTAACAACCAAGGCGATTCAAATAGGATTCCAAATTTACGAGAACGCTGGCACACGCAAAATTATAGTTAGTTCTGCGGTGTCTACTGGCTGGTATTTCTATAGAGTTGCCTGTCCGATGCTCACGGGAGACATCTATAGCCCTTCCGTGGTTTACTATGCTGGTGTGCAGGTGTATTTTGACTCTGGCTCTGGTACTGGCTCTTATATTCCCGTTCTCGGCAAGCCTCACTCTGGAAATTTTTATACCTGTCTTTCAACGACTACGGCAGGTCAAAACCCTAATACGAACCCAACGCTTTGGACTAAGATTGACATCCCGTACATCTTTGCCTCCTTTATGGCTTGGGGTTCTGCGGCTAACTGGTTTGTATCTGAAGGACAAGTCCCAGAGGCTGTTACAATCGAGAACAAGGCTAGGGAAGTTCTTGATATGGAGTACGATAAATTTCTACGCCAACAACAACAATTTGGTCGTATCAATATGATTAACACTTACTAATACAATGTCACACTTCAAATTCTCATCTCCACTACTCCGTGAGTTCACTCACACCGCTGTCACAGTTGGAACAACATCTGCTGTCGCTCTTGATGCGGCTGTTACCCCTATCAGACGAGTTTCAGTTATAATTCAAAATCAACACGCTTCGGCTGTTGTTACTGTTAGATTTAATGCTACTGGTACTGCTGGTTTTAATATTGCGGCTGGACAAACAATTTCTCTTGATAACTACAATGGTCACATCCGTTGCAGTTCTGATACAGCCGCAACCCCTGTTCACATCGCCTACGCCACAGCCTAATGGGGGTTGACCTCAATAGGATTGGTACTAGGATATCCTCTGGCACTAGCCATAACGGATACGGGAGTACTGTGTCGTTCCCTAGAGTGTCGTTCCCTGCGTATGGAACTTACAACAGCACAGTTACAGGACAGGTTTATTATGGGTCTAGTCAAGTAATTGATGGACAAACTTGTCCAGATAAAATTGCAGATTACTTTATAAAAAATGATGGGGTTGGCGGCACATATCAAGATAATTCAACGGCATTTAACATCAGAAACGCTGTATCTGGAACTTGGTTTTTACTTACTTCTGATGAAGTTCATCATTCTGGATATGTAACTACACCCTGCGGTAGCGATTGGACTTATGATGATGCAGGGTATAATTATTATTGGGATGGCAATGGAGGTTATACTCGTTCTGATAGCGGAGTTGCTTATTATAATATTTATAGACAAACCACAACTGGTGGTTCTGGAGGTTATACTCTTTGCCAAGATAAAACAAATTATACTACTTATGTTTTTGATGGGTATTATCAAAACGGAAAATATGATGAATATATCGTAAACGGATACGGAAGTTACTACTTCACTAGTAATTATGGTAATTATAATTCGTATGGGACTTATATCACAGGTCTAAATGATATGAATCAGTCTTATTATTGGGATGGTAATGGAGGCTACTATACTAATTAATTTTATGGCTACTGAAACTATTATTCCTATTGGCTGGGTCGCTTTTGTCTTAGATGACAAGTGCCTTGGCTATCAAGAGTTCAAGACTGGCGGCAAATATGTCGGCACTCTTACGCTCATCGACAAGCCTACCGAGACCGAACTCCTTGCTGAACTAAAGCGTCTCAAAATCTCTCTCCCTGTATGATTACTCTAATTATTCTAAGCATCACTCACATCGTTTTTCTCCTTGGTGGTATCTGGATTGGCGTTAAGAACGCTGACTCCAAGAAAGTGGCTAAGGGAATCGATATCCTTAAGGCTCTCAAATCTGACAAATAATGCCCGTTGAGTACCTTAAAGATGGAGACCTAGACTTTATCGGGCTTAACAGCCGTGATAACCCTAGTGCTTTGCCTAAAGGTATTGTTAGCCAGTCGCAAAACTTCAGACTAGACCGTGGCGTTGCAACTGTCAGAAAGGGCATACAGCGTAAAACGGTAGGTGCTCTCATAGGTCAGACCGTGTACGGTGTAGGCACTTATATTACATCTGCTGGACAAGAGATTATTGTTCTAGTTGTTACGAATGGTTTGTACACATACAACCCAGAGACAGAAACGCTTTCTTC